CAATCATTTGGATTGCTAGTCCTCGGTATGCGGCCTGTGTTCGGTCTGTGATGTAGGTTTGATACAGCAACCCCATAGCCTCACGGGCTTTAAGTAGATTGAGTTCGTAGACGTTAGGTTCGTTCATATCTTATCCCCTTTGCGGTTCTTGACAATATTTTTCATCTAGTTGATTGATGTTGGTAAGTCCCATTCTCAACCAAAGTCGTTCTCGAATAGTCAACCAATGCGGTGTTCCATCACGGCAAAACAACAACGGTCCATCAATGTGATTCCATTTGATATGTGGTTTGCTATCTGCTGGATATTGTATCATTCTTCAACTCCGAAATGTTCTTTTGCCGCAATGCCCCATACACCAGATTGATTCATTGCGGGATCAGACTCGGCTATCCATTCACCTCCAACTTGTTCATTAGGTGAATCAAACATAATAAAGGTGTCGCCAGACTTTAATTCATTGAGTCGGATAGTTGTCCATTCTGACTCATCTTTTCTTTTGACTATACGCAGTTCGTTCATTCGAAACCTCGCTCAATATGAGCCTGCGAAGACAAATCTAACCAACAAGCGGCTCCAATACAAGCCACCCATACAAATAAAACAAGTAACCAATATGTCATTCTTCAACTCCAAAGTGTTCGGCAATCATGTTATCAACATAGCAGTTGCCACCTCTGTTTTGATATTCCTTAGCTACCTGCATACATTCTTTCACAATCAACTCAGTGTACCGAGCCAAAAATTCATCAGGGATGTTCCAAGCACCGGACAAGTCTGCTAGAGCCAAGTCAGCGAGTTCGTGTAGTTTCTGTTGGTTCATCTTATTTCTCCTTGTGTGTTTAAGATGTATTAATTATACAATGCTTTTGATTTCTGTGTAACTACTAAAAATAGTAGGTTTGTTCATTCTTCGACTCCGAAATGTTGTTTAATCTGTTCACTAATCATACGACCAGTCCAAGCAGGATGTTCTTCACAAGTCACTAACATTTCCCTAACAATTAACTCGGCGAACTTCGCCAACTTGGCCATCAACTCTGGATCGTCGATGACGTAAGAGTCGTCAAGGACTCGTTTGTTGATAAATTCAGCCTGGAATGCTTGTTCTAAAATTCGTTCGTTCATTTTGTTTCCTTTAGAATTCACAAATCACACTGGCTTGATCCAGTGCTTCATCTTTGGACGAAAACGGTTCGCTCACTGTGGTCCAGTTGTCACTATTCTCATCTTGGCGAGTTTGAACATACCAGTCTCTGTGTTGTTTAATGACACGAACCAAAGGAACACCAGTGATTGTTACGATATTTTTCATTTCTAACTCCTGTTTTGTTGCTGTATGTGTGTATTATAACATTGAATCAATTATTTGTCAACCTTTTTAACATAGACAGTGCGACCTTCCAGTCTTTTCGGATCGCTGTAATATGCTCGTTCCTTGGTGTCATCAAACCACCCAGTTTGTTTGGGAATATCGATCCTACGCCATTGATGCAATTCAACATATTCGGGTTGTTGAGTGGAGTTCTTTTCCCGCGGATCTATCTCACCGTTGAACCCGCCATCGGCAGTTTCGGTAATTACGCCCCAACTGATATCAGGTGATGTGGGTTTTGTTTGTTGGTTGTGTTCGTTCATTTCAATTTCCTTTTGTGTTTAAGATGTGTTAATTATACAATGTTTTTGATTTCTGTGTAACTACTAAAAATAGTAGGTTTGCTCATAGTTTAACTCCGAAATGTTGTTTTAATCTATCCGATAATGTCAAACCACGATAGTCATCATTCTCAATAAAAATAGCACACTCTTTCACAATCAACTCGGCAAAAATGAATTGAGGCAGTGGCTGATCGGATTCAGATTGATAATATCGGGAATTTGCCTCATCCCAAAGTTCCTTGATTCGCTGTTGATTCATTCTTTAACTCCGAAATGTTCTTTAACTGCTTTTTCAGCAAGTTCACCGTGTGGTGATAGATTGCGAGTCATTGCGGCACATTCTTTCACAATCAACTCGGCGAATTTTTCAAGTCGGTGTATTTCTGAATAATTTCCAAAGGTACCAGTTTTATCAACATCAAATCCACATTCATTGGCAAGTTTGGCTGTTTGTTCTTTCATTCTTCAACTCCGAAATGTTCTAATAGATCGATCCCGTATGGGCATCGAGATTCATCCTGGCGGTCAATCCAATCAGCACATTCCTTCGCAATCAATTCGGCGAACTTCTTAATATCGTCGTCTGATAGTTGAAGCTCTGTACGATAGTCGCCATGACCATAGCATACGCTACGTTTAGTTGCTCCAGCTTGTAGAGCAAGTTCTTTAATTCGTTCGTTCATTTCAGTAATCCCAAATAAGCTAGTGAGAATGCCACAACGTGAAACGCTAGGGCTGTGACGGCCCATATGATTAAGCCAGTTCGTTTACTCATTCCACTTCCTTCACCCAGTGATAATCGCCCATTGCTAACCACTCTTCATCCAGATATTCTGCACGGTCCCGAGCTTCTTGCTCGGTGTCGAAACACTCGCCACAGATGTCCAAGTGGGTGCCGTCTGGGCGCTTACGATAGATTTGCCACATTTAGAATCCATCCTTGACGATGATTGCCAGGCCCATGATGATAACAGGCATGAGTACGATGATTAAATTAGTGATAGCGGTCATATTGATTCCTTTGTTTCAATCTATGTATAGATTATATGCCCAAACTGAATTAAAGTCAACCTTTAATGTAGTCGAACAGGTGAACCTTATCGTAAGCATTTTTACTACAGGAAGATTGTTACGCCAAATTGCGAACTTTGTTATTAGCCGTTCAGTTTTGTCTAGTAAATTGTTTCCGATTACTGGAATAGGACTGATGATAAGTGCCAGTATTAACAAAAGTGTTACAAATGGAATCATTGGAATGGTGATGGTCCAAAAGATAATATTCAATTTAAGTTTTGGACTCATACCAGTTCTCCGGTTTCATCGTTGACACAGCCTAGATAGACTGCCTCAACATATAATTTGATATCAGGTGTGTTGAACAACAAAATGAACTTGTCTGCCTGCTGTTTGGTTGTAAATTCTTTTTCAAGAAGGACCTTGTGCAGGTTAGGCTCACCGTTTTCTACGGGGTGGACATAAACGATGTGTACGAATTTGGTCATAGAATTATCTTGATAATGTAATCGTGCTTGATGTTGGCTTCCAGAAATTTCATTTTAGCATCATGCTTGTTTTCAGCAAGAACCTCAAAATGCTCTAATCCGGGCTTTTGATAAGACTTGTATACCACTAGGTATGTTGTCATTTTATCTCCCAATCGCTTCAATGCGCCCAAGGTATGCTCGGGCACCTGTAAGTTTAACATCTAACCGATCTAATGCTTCCGCATAGTATTGGTCAATGTGTTTGGCGTGTGTAATCTTTCGTTCTTCCTCAGCGGCAAACTTAACATTGAAAATAGCATGTTCCACTAATAGAACTTGTTGCTTGGCTTTTTCTAGTTCAGTCATTACTTTACTCCGAATGTGTTAAGTGCTGGTTGCAATGTGTTAATCAATTCAGTCTCGCGGCTATGTGCAGGGCGCTTGCCACGCACAACTTCCAACTCACCGAATACAAAACGCTCGGCACCACGCTCACGCAATGCACGAGACAGGCCCCAATCTTTGTTCTCAGTCATGGCCCTTTGCATGTGCTTTTGCATACGACGGCGTAGTGTTTTGAAAACATTGCCTTTGAATTCCATAGCAGTCAGACCAATGTAGTACTCAAGTGTTACAACATCCTGGATGTAGTACAGAATCTGATTGCGGTCACTGCGGCGTTTTCTTGAGTTCATGCATGAATTATAGCACCAAATCCATTTATTGTCAAATTTGGGCATATAGCACTTTAGATTACTTTTCTGTAACAGTGTAGTTTAGGCGGTTAAACCCAACATACGGAGACGAACCGTAACCTGCAAATACTTTGCTGTTGAGTACTAAAGTAGCAGTTCCCTTACGGGACATTTTTTCTGCTAAACGGTACCAGTGTGATCCTTCGGTCATTCGGGAATGACCTGAAGCAGACTGTCTAACCAAAACATCAAATGTGAATGAACGCATTTTAATACTCCTTACTTAATCCAAAAATATCACGCGACCGTCTTGTACTTCAACTTCACCGCTCATGTCGCCCAAATATTCGCCGCCGTTCTGAGAAACCATTATTTCAGATTCCCCGTCCAATTGGGACAACAATTCTATCAATTCACGAACTAACATTTTCTTTACCTTTTCTTTACTATGTCCATAGTATAGCAGGTTACCCATTTATTGTCAAATTTCGGTGAATTCGCTAGTTGTCAGTCAGTAGTTAGTCCTGAATAAAGTATCGGTCCTAGAGTCCCTGAGGTAGTAAAATGAGTACTTTAGTTTCAGAAAAATGTAACTAAAAAGTATTACCACAATTGCGGTTCATGAGTTGGTACATCTTTCAGAATCATGAGAATTTCAGTTTGCTCAGTGTAAACCAATCCCACAGCTTCCAATATATCGCGGCGTTCTTCTACTGGAGTTTTCAACCACGCATCAACTACTTCATAAGACCCGTGAGTAGTGCCATTGACCAGATGATTCATGATCCACGATACTGTTTTCTTCAATGCAACTATTGTATTTGCAGGATGACTTCCACTTATTGCCGACATAAAATCATTTGCAAGTACAGCATTCCAGAAGCCACCGGGATGAAACCCGTGAACAAGATAGTTGAAAATAGGATCAGCGTATTCTCTAGGAATTTCGTATTGAGCGAAGGTTCCCATAAATTTGTTTTTACTATGTGTTGTCAACTTCATACAAACCTCGCTACCAGATTGTTTACAAATTCGTCCGAGCTATCACCTAGATCGTGGTCTTCACAGAATACTGCAACATCACCAAACTTAGCGAGTTTACGACCTGCATCATCGTTATCACAGACTGCGACAACTTTGCGGTTCAGCATTGTTAACCAGTTACTCAAGTCCTTACCTGTGTTGTTGCTTAATACTGCAAGGGCACTCACACCTTTAGCTGTCAATCGTGCGGCATCAAACACACCCTCACACACAAAAACAACATTCGGTGTCAAGTGCAAACTTTCTACTCCCCAAACACCCAGTGTAGGTTGCTTGCGATAAGTGAAATACTTGCCCGATTTTGGATTGTTGTTAGGTTTCTTCTCACCGAACCGACGGTACTGCTGGTATCCACAAAAATTTCCCGACAAGTTCCACAGGTAAAAAGTGGCAACATCGTTCTCAAGATCCAGCACAGGACGATGGAGTTCAAGATCCAAATGTCGCTTTTTCAGATGTTCAACTAATGTTTCCATGCCTCAATTATAAACCCAAACTGATTATTAGTCAAGTTTGGTGGTGTAGTACTTTAGTTACACTTTTGTGATTTCTGCGCGCCAGTAGCACTCTCGGCTTCCGCCTGTTTCCCAGTGAGCTTTATAGGCTTTAGCTTCTTCTAGGGTAGTGTAATACCTAGTGTCATCAGGGTCAACTCGTTGCACACCGCACTCATATTCAGTGACAGTGACTTTATAAACACCAGTTAGTTTGACTTCTGCCATATCGTCTTCCTTTCTCGGGGGTTGCTATCTACTGTAACTACAGTTTAACAGAGAAAGGATTTATTGTCAAGTCTAGTGTACTATTTCCCCTACAGAGGTATTCATGTAGATTTTTATTTCTTTACGCAGGTCTTTTTCTGTATATCCTAAATCTGCTAACTCTTGTATTAATGCTACAAATAATCCATGAGTAGCAATACCGGGAATATAATCCGGATCATCATTATCATTTTCAAATTCGTCTAATAATGGTAATAATGTATCATATATAAAATCACATGCTAATAATGCACTATTTTCTATTTGTTCTACTTCTTCACTAGTATTAACTATTTTAACTTCTTTTGCCATATATTACTCACTTACTGGTTTTGTATATTCATAATTAACGGTTTCTATATTCTCACGGAATATAATAGCACCATTTTTTAAATGAAATCTTCTGGCCATATTAGTTTTCGGGCTTAGTGTTACAAATCTATTAACGCTTGGATATTGTTCTTGTATTTCTTTAACTGCTCGTATCAATAGTTCAGCACCTTTCCCGGCTTTATAACTCCATATAGTATAGAATACAGCAGTTGTCGGTACTTTAGCAGTATTCTTTAAATCGTCTACACCTGCGGGTACAAAATCATGAAAGCTAACACAGACCATTGCGTCAGGGTCATCTTGATTTTCAGCAAGAGCCGCTACTATTCTGCCATCACTTACTCGAAAATCTGTGGGTATTTCCGGTCTTACCGGGTCATCTTTTATAAAGCTTAATAATTTGTGTGTTAGGTCTGTGATGAAGTGTAGCATTTTTTCCTCGAGGCAGTATTACTCGTATTTAGCACAAATGTTATAATATACTATTATTTAGCATAATTTCAAATCTACTAAATATTATCATGGAAAATGTTATTGAATGGAATGTTGGGTTAAACGGATTTAAGAAATGTTCCCTAATATTAGGAGAAAAATCTCATAAATTTACTACAGAATTAGTAGATGATTCATTTGAATATGGGCGTAGTATCACAGAGATATTCAACGACCATTTAGCAAACAGACAAACTAAATATGTAGAAGTTTTATATAGTGGTGGATTAGACAGCGAATTGGTATTATTATCATGTATGAAAAACAACATACCAGTAATTGCACTAACATTGGTTATTAGAGTAGAAGGGCTAGTAATCAACACCCATGATTTATATTATGCTGAGAAGTTTTGCAGAGAGCATAATATAACCCATAAGCTAATTGATTTTGATGCAAGCAAATTCTTTTCAGAAGGTAACCATTTAAGTTACTTAGAACCATATTATATCACTGAACCACATGTAGCCACACATTTCTGGCTATTAGAAAAATGTAGTTATTTCCCAGTACTAGGGGGTGATTGGCCATGGGCTCATACCTTTCCTGAAAATAAAATATTGTCTCCATTTAGATTAGAGTTTTCTAGTTATGAGAGATTTATGGTAGATAAAGGTATACATGGCATAGGAAATATGGTAGGTCAAAGTTTAGAATCTAGTTGCAAAATGATACAACTACAATTAGATTATAGTACAGGTAATGAATCAGTGTCCAATTTAAAAAGTAAAATGTATCAATCTTTATTTCCTGAATTAGCACCTAGATTACGGAGTTATGGTTGGGAGAATCATAAGTCAAAAACATTTAATATATTGATGTATAAGATAGAATTGATAAAAAGATTAAATCTTACTAAAAATCATATCAAATGGAACCATACAATTAAAAATTTATTAAACACACCAGTAACTGAAAATGACAAATTTTGATACGCATGAATCTTTCTATCACGGATTAATTAAAAGTAAATTATGGTTATGTGAGGAATTAGAAGTTGTAATGTACAGTGAGTTTATTAAAAACCCTACATTACATGTTTTAGGCTGCTGGGATAATTTAATGGCATTTATGTTACTTACACGCAAACCAGAATTCTATAGCACTGTTTATGGATATGATATAAATCCAGAAGCAATTAATACTGCCAATCGTGTATGTGATATGTGGCTATACGAGAAACCACATGTATATAATCGTGTACAGGATGTAAATGACTATGATTACAGTTCACATACTAATAGTGTTTTCATTAACTGTAGCATAGACCAAATGGATAGCAACAAATGGTACGAAACTGTGCCCAATAACAGTGTAGTATGTATTCAAACTACTAATATGACGGATCCAGACTTCCCCTGGTATATAAAACAAACCACAGGAAGTCTGGACGACTTGATTAATAAATTTAATTTTACAAAATTAATATACTCTGGTGAAAAGCATATTCAATTTCAAAAAGATGGTTACAAACGATTTATGATTATAGGGTGCAAATAAAAATAGGACCCGAAGGTCCTATTTTACATTGCGGGTCCGTAAACTTCTTCACGGCTCTTCATACCAACTTTACCACCTTCTGCTACGATACGCTTGACAACGTCCTCGAATAAGATAGGTCTAAAGTCAGTTTGTTCCACACAAACACAATGATAACGAGGATCGATGACCTCATCAAATTGTGTAGTGTTACCCCATCTAACTTGTTGAGTTACACGGTGTGTATGGAGATGTCCGTGAATGTTAGTCCCGAATCGACCGAGATTGCTTTCGTGCATAGGGATGTGACTGAGAATACAACCATTCATCACATGATACGCACGGATATCTCTAAAGTAAGGAGTGTATTCCTCAAGTCTAAAGATATCGTGGTTGCCCTTGATTAACACCTTGTCACCGTTTAATCTAGCTAATGTCTTTAACGCTTTACGATTGATTACCACATCACCTAAGTGATAGACCTTATCGTTAGGGCGCACAGTCTCGTTCCACATCTTAACCATAGCCTCATCCATTTCATCTGGATCAGTCCACGGTCGGATCTTTGTGACACCGTCTGCTTCTGTGAACTTACACACTCCGGTATGACCAAAGTGCGTGTCCGACACTAAAAACACTGCTGGCATATTAATTCCTTTCTTTCAAATATGTTATTGCTAAATTCAAAGTATCAATCGAATCGTTTAAGAAACCTATACCACAATTGCATTTGTAACATAACAATCCCCTAACTTTCCCATTATCATGATTATGGTCTACTGTAAACTTTTTACCTAGTAAATCATTACATATTGCACATTTACCATCTTGTGATGAAAATATTTTATCAAATGTTTCTTGGGTGATATTATATTTTGCAAGTCTTTTTCTTTGATACTGTTCTTCCAATTTAGAAGGATTTGCATCCCTCCATTTTTTCAACTTTTTATTATTCTGCTCATTTGTTTTTTTATACGGGGCCATCAATTCCTTATCGTATAATTTATGTAAATTTCTTTTTGTATTACATTGCACACAACTATAACTAGAAACATGTTTTTCTAGAGAACCACATACTTTACATGGTTTTCCGTTATATGTCTTTTTGTTTTCTTTAATAGCTAGGTCTCTCTCTGATGATCGTTTTTGCATTTTTAACTCCAAAGTGTATGATTGTATTTATCATAAACACTTTGGAATTGAGCATTACACACGCTCTTTTTTAACTCGCCCAATACGAGATTCTTTATTCCAATCATACGCAACGCCATCTGGGCATTTGCCGTCAGTTACACTATCAACACCGAATATACCACATACTTCAAAGTCCGGACCACTGATAGTCACAAACTCATTTAGTGATTTAGCATAGTCCATTGCGGATAACAGGTCTACAAATTCTAATTCTTTTACCTTATACATTTTATTCCTTTAAGCAACCATCCAATATTCGTTTTCTTTTAACTCAATTGATTCACTGCCATCATATTCATTTACTTTAAACAATGTACCTTCTGGTATCCATTTTACTTGTAAGTCTGTCATGCCGCCTTTGTAGATTTCAGGATACTTTAGTGTTACATATGTGTCTAATTCAGCCCACTTTTCTTTCTCAACAAATTTTACGATTGCTGGATCAAAAAGTATTTCAGGATATTCATAGTTCCATGTATACCAGCCTGCACCGAAGCCAGGTGAATACAACACTGCTACCTTTCCATCTTCATTTAACTTGTTCATTCTATACTCTTAAAAGTTCGCCAGTCATCAATGTTTGGCTTTTCATCTTCATCATATGTCCAACCCAATGCCTTCATCATACGATGCTTGACTAACAAGTTAGGACTGCGAAATCTACCAGTGTCTTCAAAACCCATCATAACACCTACCTCACAAACTGCACCACTGCGGCAGATACCTGCAAAGCAATGAACAACAACATTCATTCTATTGTCTTTGGCATGCTGTAGTAGTCTAACCAATTCGTTTGCTTGCTCCTGACTGCAACGCATTGCCTCGTCAAGAACAATATCATTCTTTTCTACATCCAAAAATTCAAAATTGTGAATCTCTTTGAACTTATGAGCAGGAGTTGGTCTCCAGCTAGCTGGGTCAACGATGCTAATTAGCATACTATTCTCACCGGCTTCGTGATGAAACCTAGTAGGTATATCTGCTGCCGCTACATTTTCAATCCACATTTCTTATCTCCTATACTAGTATTATACTCCCAAACTTATTTAATGTCAAATTTTAGATATGGGAAAAGGTGTTGTATTTCTACAACACCTTTGGGGTTCCACCTGCACATTGATTACTTTCCTCGGCGAACAGACTTACTTATCGCAACGGTTAAAATATAATCGCTTAATACTACTAAATCTTCCTTGTCCCAATTATTGAATCCGTATGCTTTATTGAGGAAATCTTTGGCACGTGCATAAGCATGGCGCTGGTGTTTATCTGGGGTTTCTGAAATTGCTGGTTTATATAGAATTGAATTACCGTCAACTTCTCCTCGTTCAGCTTTTTTACGATTTTGTTCGGATCTGGCCAGTTGTTTTAAGTGCTTTAGATACGCTGACTTGAATCGGAATACTAGCCCGGTCCTAGGACATTTCCAGCCGTTAAATACTTTTCCGGTAAATTCTACAGGACTCTGGTCGATTGGGTTTAATATTACATCTATTTTTGGCATATTACATACTTAGCATAAATAACATTGTAACTCGCATTTTATTCAGTTACAACTAATAAGGAAAATTATCATGAATATATATTATGTTTATGCCTATCTTCGTAAAAATGGCACACCCTATTACATAGGTAAGGGTAAAGGAAATAGAGCATATAACAAACACCGCATTGCTAGACCAAAAGATACAAGCCGTATAATATATCTAGAAACCAAACTAAGCGAGATAGGCGCACTTGCTTTAGAAAGACGAATGATTCGTTGGTACGGTAGGAAAGACAATAATACCGGAATACTAAGGAATCTTACTGACGGAGGGGATGGTGTTTCCGGGCAACATTGCTCTACCAAGACAAAACAGAAGATATCAAAAAACAAAAAAGGACAACAAGCCTGGAATAAAGGTATTACATACCGAAAAGGAATTGCGAAATCTGATTCAATGCGAAAGTCCTTATCTGCGTCTATGTTAGGCAATAAATCAAAATCCAGTTACTGGATCGTCCGTGATTTAAAAACAAATATCGAAACAACTATATTTAATTTAAAAAACTATTGTATGGAAAACGGCATACCGTATTGACATAGGGTATGCCGTTAGGGTTAATAATGGAATTTTACATTCGCATTGTTATCGGTTTATTAAACTGAGTATCGGTCAGCCATAATCGTTTTCATCATTATACCAGTTGGTGTGAACTCAGAAGGATCTGCGCCCAAAAGACTTGCCATGATGCTTGGTGAGAATCCGCTCACTAATGCAGTGCCGCTTTTATCTGCATTGACAGGTGCATTATCTGAACTATTTAAATTCCAAAAAACAACTTGCGGCGCAGTGTAACCGGCTTGTGCATACTTGCGTTGGATCATTTCCATTGCAGAATCATCGTGGGTTACACATTGATTAAACTGCATGTCAGAAAGGATCAACAACATCTTAGGCATGTCACTTTCAGGGACGTTACCCTTGACTGCAACACTTAGGATCTTGTCCATAGCCTTGTGCAAGTTAGTGTCCATTGCCCATGTGCTTGATACCATTTGGTTGATCTTCTGAACGATAGTACCCTTTAGAGTAATCAATTCAGGAGTACCACTGAAAGTCAAGAATGTGTCCTTAAACGCACCCTTGTTCTTGTCAGCAAGGTATAGACCGAGCGATACACTAACGTCCAAACATGTTACACTACCAGTTCCACCTGCTGGGCAAGTCATAGAACCAGAAACGTCTACCAATGGTAGAATGTTTGCATCGTTCATGTAGTTAGGCAATGCATCCCATTGTGCGGTTACGTGATCCAATTCGGTCTTACCCAAAGTAGAACGGCCGTATGATGAGATTAGACCCTTCAAGACTTCATGAGGGAACACTGCCGAAGCATTGACCTTCACAGTCTTGTCACCACTTACCAACTTAGCCACATATTCAGCGAATGTAGTAGAATGACGGTTGAACGCCTTCTTGTAGATTCGTGATGCCTGTGAAGGCACATGACTGTAGTTGATGTTATCCCAATCATTCGCACACATTTGTGTTTCAACAACCTTAGTCATTGACACCAATTGCTTACGATATTGCTTAGGAGTCATTCCGAAGAATTCACGGATTTCACGTGCGACTTCACCCTTACGAGGAGTCCACTTTGCGGCTAAGCCGTTCTTTGCACGAAGGTTGTCACCTAGCAAAGAATATGCCTTAGCCTTAAGATCCTTGTCCTTAAAGACAAACAAGTCATCGAAACGACCTACTTCAGGGATCTTAACTAGCAAACGTGCTGCCGCTTCTGGGTCATGCTTTTCCAAGTATGACAAGATATCACGGAACAGTTGACGTTCGCCTGCACCACCACGTGCATCACGTGCCCACAAAGCCACACGCAAAGCGAGGTCCTTGTCTTGCACATAAGCCGCAGTGAATGCCGGGATAATGTTCTTACCACGGCTTGCACCGATATTATAGAACAGATCAACCACTGAATTAGCGGTTGACTTACGAGCCTTCATACCATTAGCGGTACGGGCTTCTTGATTTGCGACTGCGTTTACAAATGCGTTCATTTTGTTTTCCTTTGTCAGAATGTGTTTATTTTTCAGATATAAGTTGAAATTTTTAAATTTTGCTGTTAACATTCTATGTTTAAGCAGGATGACCGTAACTGGTGTTTTTATTTTCTGGTCAGCCTTTCCCCTGTATATCGGTTCAGTTACCTTGACCCTATCAACGATTCACGTTGACTATCTAAACTTGTGTCTGCGTTAGAAACATAGAATGTCTTTCCAATCTGTCGTCCATTCCTTCAATGTCTAGTTTCCTAGAACAGTATTTCTACTGTGTCCTGCAACCATTTTCTATGGCAGTTATTTCAGAGTTGATTGTAAGTTGCTGTAATCATCCTAGAATACAAACAGGTTAGTTGTTGACTGCTTTTTGAATAGGGCCATCACTCCTATTGCGATAGATGCATTTCAATAGTTACCTTCAACGTCTGTAGACTCCAATAACTACCATACATTCCATCAGTTCCATTATAGTTTGGATTGCTGTAACTAACCTTTAATTAATCTTTCAATACATGTATTGTAACACTGTATTGATTTATTGACAATTGCTTTTGGGTAAACATGTTAGGTTGTCCTCGTCCCTAACTTTGCGACAATTTGTTTTAGGTTTTTGTATTGCTACGGATTCGCTTTACCTTAAACCGCAAAAGGATTTAAACTTTGGCAGTGAGTTAGGGATTCGAACCCTAGTGCCGTTTACACGACCATCACCTTTCCAAGATGCGCCCTTAAGCCTCTCGGGCAACTCACTATGTTGGCGGAAGCGGTGAGATTCGAACTCACGGGACGCTTTCACGCCCGGCGGTTTTCAAGACCGCTGCCATAGGCCACTCGACCACGCTTCCGTATTTGGCATCCCGGGTAAGCCTCGAACTTACAACCCCTGGTTTTGGAGACCAGTGCTCTGCCAATTGAGCTACCGAGATATATTTATGGGTTTTTTCTAATTCGTTTTAGATATTCTCTACCTACCAAGCCTGCTTCAACTTCCTGAAGTGCTGTCACAATAGGACCTGCTTTAGTATTAAGTGTAGAACGATGTCCACGTTTCAGTTCTCGTACACGGTGTGATGCAATGAGTACTAGATCAAAACGATTACCCACCATATTAACTGCATCTTCACTGGTATATCTTACTCTGCTTTCACTCATATCTTCTTTCGTTGTTGTTAAACTTGGAGCGGGATATCAGGTTCGAACTGACGACCTAGTGCTTGGCAAGCACTCGCTCTACCAACTGAGCTAATCCCGCATATTCTTTCAATACAGAGGAAGACCTTGGGCGGCCCTTCCCCTACCTTTATTTGCGCCTCCCAGAAATTCTGTTTGGCTATGACAATTTGGACAAATAAGTCTTAAATTGTCAGGATGATCGTTCGACGGATCACCATTTATATGATCTACATGAAGTACAAGTTTTTTGTTTTGCCAATCACTTATACCACATACTTCACATTTATAACCTCTTGCCTCAGCAAGATAATTTCTCGCTGTAGGTCTATCTATTCTCTTTTCTAGCAAACCAGAAAAGAATTTTCTTTTGTGTTCTGCTGATTTACCTTGAACAGCACATTTCATACTGCAATATTTGTTGTTACCTTGATGGCTCCAGCGACACTCTTTCTTACAAAATCCACATATATATTTTCACGGTAGATTACTCCTTTAGAGTATTTATGCTCTACCGATAAAAATGCGTTTATCTTGTAACTTTTCGTTTCAACATGATGTAGTAGTATTTAATACCACGCCATGTTGGGAACAAATTAAATTCAATAATAGGAGTAACTTCTTTCGAAATGTTTCCATAAGCACGATCAATAACATCTTTACTCTTGCTCATAATTACTCCTATGTGTTTGGTACCTCGTTGGAGAATTGAACTCCCGTATCCACCGTGTAAGGATGGCGTTCTACCATTAAACTACCGAGGCCTAATTCTATTTAACCAAGTTGGTTACTATCTTTAACTTCTGTTTGACTAGCAATTTTTTCAAATGCTTCATCTTCGTTCTGTTGATCCTCAATCACTCTAGGGTCGGGCTTACGAAAGATTGCATCAAAGTTGTTTGCAAACTCTTGTTGACTGACACTGTATGGTCGTGGACTAGAACCCTTGCTCACTTCTTATCTCCTCGACTCCCACCTGAACGTGAGTTGCTTTTTTCAATCTCAACAAAACTACGAATAAAAGCCCCGCGCACATGAGCATCACTAATCAATGCCGCGGCACGTTTAACTGATTTGGGCACTTTCACTGCTTTCGCATCATAACCTCTACATGTCATACTATTTCCTCTTTAAAAAATGATTGGTCTCCGATGAGAGATTTGAACTCCCGCGACATGCTCCCAAAGCATGAATACTACCAGGCTATATGAATCGGAGTTTATTTGGTTGCGGGGGAAGTATTCGAAACTTCTGGGCCGAGCTTATGAGACTGACCGATCGCCTGAATCCCCGCATAATTTATAAATGTACTTCTTTTTCACTTACAGAGCCAGTCTTATCAGCTGGGTGTGAAACACATTTATAAAGTGAGACTGCTACTTACACCACATAAGCCCAATCTCTGAGTTGTTACTCTGTCCATACCCACCTGATTTAGTCGGTAGTAAATGTCCTTTGTGATTTCTCAAGTCGCCCTTAAATAGAGCCTTGCGGTAGATCCAATGCACCGTACAGTTATCGTTACTGTAATTACGCAACCATCTTAACGTCGGTTGTCACGGGTTTCTTGGTGGAGGATAACAGAATCGAACTGTTGCGAAAACCTTGCAAAGGTCCCAGGCTACCATTACATCAATCCCCCATATAGAAACACACTTGGTATAGTAACAAAAGCTATCACGGATGAACCCAATTTTTATCAAATATGTTTTTATATGGTGCCCCCCAAGAGACTCGAACTCTTACACCTTTCGATACCAGAACCTAAATCTGGCGCGTCTACCAATTCCGCCAAGGGGGCAATTATAATATAACACACTACGAACCTCTTTCTAAGTTATGGGCCTAGCGAGTATTCCAAATGTGTTCATGTAATGTGTTATATTATAACAGATAATTATTTATCTATCAACTATTTTGGACAACTGTTTCTCATTCTGTACATTGTATAGAATGAGAAACACATTTGGAGCGGGGTAAGAGAATCGAACTCTTGACCGAAGATTGGAAATCTGCTGTTTTACCATTAAACTAATCCCGCAATGTAATCCCAAGCAAGTTGTGATTTATTCAATACATATATTTTAGCATTATTTTGAGTAGCACACAACCTTACTTTTACCGAATCTATCTTAATCAAATAATCATTTTTTGGATCAAGATAAATGTCAAATTCTGTAAGATAGAAGTCAGGTGTATAATGCCTTTGCTTTCCTGTTTCATCTATCCATTTTAATCTTTTAGGTCTAATCCATTTGATATTATTTTTGTCCAACTCTTTAGCTAAAAGCAATTCATAGGAAGATTCTAACAATACACCATTATATTCAAATGTTTTACGATAATTTTTACCACCAAAACCTCTTTCAATTGCTTTTGCAGATAGAAAGTTTTTAGTATCTTGTGTATGAAGGTTCGTACCACGATTTTTGCGAGTAGCAACCATCATTTTAGATTGATCCTCTTTGGTACGTGAAGTAAAATGTTTACTACGCATACACATTTGTTTTGTAACACTGAATTTTGCAGACACTTCAGCAATAGAATGTCCTAAATCATAATATTTTTGTATCTCGGACCAGTTATATTTATTTTTCATAAATCTATTTATCCCAAGACTAAGGTATTACCATTATACAATCGTGAATACGAACCCCGCATAAATATATTTATGTATATATATGATGCTATCACAAAGACCGGACTTGTTATCCACTTATCAATGAGTGATGACCATACTTTTTACATTATGATATTTGATATTGACAATTTCAAATTGACCATGAAATTCTTCAATAACATTGAAACAGCACTTGCTTTTGTACAAGCATTGTAACTGTTTGGAGCAACGGGTCAGATTTGAACTGACGGTTTTTCGGATTTGCAATCCGATGCATTGGGCCTCTCTGCCACCGTTGCATGTTGTTTTGGCGGAGCATGTAGGAATCGAACCTACTCACCCATTGCTGAATGATGGATTAGCAATCCATTGCCTTAACCGGTCGGCCAATGCTCCTTAAATTTGTTTAAAATCACCCTTAATGAACAGATTATGAACATTATTCATAAATACAATTATGAAATGCTTAACTTGCTCAACCCCACTAACCGGAAGACAGAAAAAATTCTGTTCCAGTGTTTGTAAAAACGCTGATATAAACAATCGTCACAAGGACTATGCTTCACAGCGAATCAGAGGTGAATCTAGAAAACTTGAACTAATTAAAATGAAGGGAGGATCGTGTGAAATTTGTAATTACAATCATAACTATTCCGCACTATGCTTCCATCATTTACACGATAAAAAATTCCAAATTGATATTAGACAATGTTCTAATCGTTCCTGGGAGACACTTGTAGAAGAGGTGAACAAATGCTCACTGCTATGCCACAACTGTCACATGGAACTACACTATCCTAACAACTTGGTGCCTCCACCTGGACTCGAACCAGGAACCAACAAATTATGAGTTTGACGCTCTAACCAATTGAGCTATAGAAGCGAATCCTTGCATTTAAAACCATACTATAATACACTCCCAATGCGTGTCAAGCACTGTAGCTTTGTAGGTACACCAAGAATCACAGTTTCGAACCTGTGTAATGTAGCACTCGTCAAAGGAAACCGTTAAGTTCAAAGCCTAAGACTATCGGGCAAGCTGTGTCCCATTACGTTGACAAGAGTATACTATAGTATGGTGCATGATTTCTCATGCATCATATGTTTGGTGCGACTGACCGGACTCGAACCGGTACGCACTAGGCGGCAGATTTTAAGTCTGCTATGGCTACCAATTACATCACAGTCGCATTTTTCTTTCTACCGCCACTACGATTCAAGGCGATATTCTTTTTGTGTTCTTCACTCTTAGGTTTTCCTTTGTTTCCTGCACCGTTATTGTTTCCTGTACGACTTTGTAATCTACAAGCCTCTTCATAACCGTACTTTTCAACTTTGATATCCCAAGGGCTTTTGAAGGTGCCATTATTTTTGGCATCTTGAACATTTTCTTTTCTTGTTCCCCAGTAAAGATGTTTTGGGTTTGAACACTTGTCATTATGACAGGCGTGACACAAATCAACTTTGCTAGGCAAGTTTGTATCTAAGTACTGTGCTAATACACCTCTATGTACCGTACTATTGCCACCGCGCTCAACGCAAGGCTCTGTAAGGTCTAAGTGTTGTGTACGCACATCCCTAGATTCATTTATCCAGTTTTCAACTAAAATCATTTTCAATCTCCTTATGTTTATTTATGCTAAACACGAGAAAATAAACGATTTAGTGTTTACCTACGAATTTTTAAAGAACAGATGCTAGTATATATCACTTTGCATTTGTTGTCAATGAATTTGTAAGTAGTGTCACCATCGTTATAGACACCATTCACCCATTTATATAAAGCCGGCTGGGACTCGGTACGCTACTAGGGATAGATCCAGATGATGACCACTTCATGCTCGTCCCACTCAAGCGACAAGCCGGGCAACGAACCCGCATCCTTTTACTATATTGGTAGTTCGAACATACCTTTATAGCGTGACTTCTCTTGCTAACACTTACAAAACTGATATGAAACACATTCCCTTACCCCGATGAAGTTATCGTTGGACAACAGGTATCTCTCCTGCTTTTCTATGATGGATGAACATGTTTCAAAACAAAATAGAAATCGGTACACATGCTAGCTGATTTGTGCTTGCACTGCACTAATAGGCAGTGAGTAGTCGCCACTCTACTTTTCCTCCGACTTCAAAACTCGATGATCGAAGACGACCAATTTAAACTTTATTATATAAAATACGTATGTAATAAATACTCTATATAATAACTTTAAATTATGGAAATACAAGACATTTGCTATACACCGATTGACGCCAAAACAGTAGAAAACTTAAATGTTGATGACGTTAGAGCATGGGTTGAAGAAACTGTACCACAAACTCATATTAGTGGAACTATTGCAAAAGGTGCTCACAACACATTGAGGTCTCGCTATCCTTGGAATATTTGCTATGCTTATCTAGATCGAGCAGGAGGATGGCAAAACAATTTTGACGTTAAATTTCCAGAGCTGGCTGATAGCTTTACATCATCCTTTGGACTACAACTATCAGACATATCCGGTGTACTTTTGTTGCCAAAAAATGAATTATTTTCTGGTTTAGGAGTCTGGCATTCTGATCCTGACATAGGGGGTTTACGAATGTACCTGGAAAACAAAAACTTTGAAAAGAATCCGTTGTATTACAAAAAATCTAAAGTTGCACGTACTGGATTGAATACATTAGGAACTGCAACTGACAATGATCCTAGATTTCACGAAGAAATGCATGTATGTAAAATACTTAAAGAAAACCAAGCATTTTATTTGAATAACATGCAAGGTGTACATAGTCCATTCATTGATTCTAGCTGCCAACGTTTTGCTGTTATTATCTCGGCAAAAAATGGTGATACATCTATCATAGAAAAGACCAAACAGCTTATCATTGATTCTGCGATAAAATACAAAGATTATGCTTTAATTTATTAATCAATTGGCGCACCGTAGGGGACTCGAACCCCTGGCCTCTTGCGTGACAGGCAAGCGATCTAACCAACTGAGCTAACGGTGCAAATAAAACGGTAGTTGGAATCTTACTTCAACACGCTCTAGGCGTATCGGTCTGGTGGAGTTAACCACGATTCAAGCAACTACCTAATCTTGGTGGAGACGACTGGAGTCGAACCAGTAGTGCCTTTCGGGCGGCGGATTTACAGTCCACTGGGGTTACCAATTTTCCTACATCTCCAAGATTTGGAAGAGCTACGGGGAATCGAACCCCGCTTACAAGGATGAAAACCTTGTGTCCTAACCGATAGACGATAGCTCCATAATAAAACGATACACTAGCCGACCCCGGGATTTTAACCCAGTATTCATATTAGTTTTACACGAGTTTTACGCTCGGTCAATTAGTGTATCAAAAGATGATTCACTGCACTCATTTCCTTAGATCGCTCGGTGCAGTGAATGAAATCATATAGAAACACATAAAAGCAATACTAACCTGCAATTCACCGCCTCTCTCGGACTTGTTAAAAAACTGCCGATTGCGTAACTTAGCTGGACTTTCAAACTAATATGCGTTTTTATATGATTCCTCGCTACACGTTCTTTCACAAGATTGTGGACTGTTATCACTCAGCATCATTATCGTGCTTTGTGTTGTCTATGCGAGGATATCACATTTTATAAATTTTTAATGAACTGTTAGCAACTACTCTATCATTTGTTGCTATGTGTCTATTATAACACCGTTTGAATTAATTGTCAAGAACTTTGTTTCAGTGCCGTTGCATATGCGGTGGACCTATCTGAAACAAACTCTTTTTCTCAACTCATGCTATGATTGTATCATAAGCACCATTTATTGTCAAATTTTATCTTGTTGTATTTCTACAACAGAACCAAATTAAAACACACTATGAGAATCACACTTCCCAAGTTCTCACGCTTGGTTACAACTAGAAGTTACAGACAGATTCGGCTGTCCTGTGAGTAATGTGTTTTAATTTGGTCCGGGGTACAGGAATCGAACCTGTATCGACTGCTTAGAAGGCAGCTATATTATCCATTATATTAACCCCAGATAAATTTCTTACTTGCCCCTATTGTAGCAGATTGATGAATTATTGTCAAGCCCTCTATCACGGAGAATTTTATTTCTTCTTTTGTAAATTGCCGCGTTAGAAATTCCTAACATATTCTCCAACTCAGATATTCCATGCTTACTCATTAAGTCGATAAGGTCAATCTTATCCCAATCAACCTTGCGTCTGTTTGTTGTAGCACACGTAGGGGAACAGAAACTATTTGTAATAGGTTTATCTGAGCCACATACAGGACAAGAATCATATTCTTGTATTTTTTTAATAGAAGTAAATTCTTCATTAAAGATAGCGTGTTGTTCAGGTAACTCTCTTAGACCTGCATGAATCTCACTATGGCAATTGTGGCAAACTAAGATGCATTTTTTTAATTCACCAACTACTTTATCCCACGTTTTAGGATTGGCTCTTAACCTACCAAACGCTAATTCTTTTTGTGTCGGATCTATATGATGGAAAGCCAATCCCTCTTTACATGTATCGTAACCACAGCATTGACATTTGCCCCCCATAGCTTCCACCATACGCTCTTTAGTGCGGTGACGCCATGCTTTAACTCTATTTGATGATATTGACATAAGATATAACCTCTAACCTTCATATCTATTTATACAAAGTAGAGGTTATAGTTATATATTGGCTCCGGATGTGAGATTCGAACTCACCTAACCAGTGATTAACAGTCACGCCCATGCACCTAGCTCGGGTTTTCCGGAATAAAATTTGGTGCCCACACCATGATTCGAACACGGCACCTACGCATTACAAGTGCGTTGCTCTACCAAATGAGCTATGTGGGCGTCTTTTTATTTAACTGAAGTATATCACAACGAAACTTTTTTGTCAAGCCTCATTGTGATATCTTCCTAAGAAAGCAAGATTCTCGAATGCTTCGGGACACCTGATAGCAAGTATTCCATTTGATCTGCTAGGATCGTGCGATGTTGTAGAATCATGTTTTCGTAATGGTTGGGTGCATACGGTGCGTACAGTAGTTCCATACGTGCTTCTTTCAAAGACTTATGGCCCTTCTTGCTGTTACAATCCTTACACGCAGTAACTACGTTCATCCAAGTATTTTCGCCACCATGATACTTTGGTACAACATGGTCACGGCTTAGATTGTTATAGTTGGGATGATGCTCTCCGCAATATGCACACACGTACCTATCACGACCAAACAATGTTCGGTTAGTAAGTGCTACAGTAGTATGCTTATGAGGGTTAAAACTATGACCCTTAATTGCAATTATTGAAGGAGTTTCTAGGTAGCTTTCAGTTCCGTCATTTTGAATTCCCCCGCGGTACTTAGCCACAATTTCACCCATTGACCATGCTACTGAATCAGTTGCGTGGTAGGCGATTGCGTCATCGTATGAGATCCACTGACGGGGAACTCCTGAGATATCTAATGCTAGAACGGACATGCTATACTCCTTTGCGTTACTGTCTACATCTATTTAATGCCTTGATGGAGGGACATGAGAGATTCGAACTCCCGACCTTTGGTTTCGAAGACCAAGACTCTTCCTCTGAGTTAATGTCCCATATTCTATTATATGACAAACACCATTATTTGTCAAGTTGTTGTGTCAATCTGCTGAGGGGAAATTACTATCTAAAAATTTTATAGCATCGTTCATTGTAAACGGTCTAGTAAAACTTATTGAAACAAGATATCGCATCTCATTTGAGAAATTAAAACCTGTATGCCACTCAGATCCATTGAACAAATACATAGAGTTTGGCTTATATTTCAATGGTTTGATATTGGGTATGTGACCAGGACCCAAACTTTTGTTGTTTTTATCACCGAACAATGTGTAACTGTTGTCAAAACAATTTAATAATACACTCATTGACGCATTTCTATCGTAATCACGATGCCAATGATAACTAGTATTTGGTTCTAATCGTTGAATATAGAGGCGTTCTGGTTCAACAAAATTATCTATCAACATTTTAGTCTTGGGGTTATCATTGAATATAGACGCAGGAATTCTGAGTGCCCATTCAACGTGGTTGACTATACGATACCAATCGTCAGGGGATGCATCGTTCAGCATAGACCACAGACTATCCATAGTCTGTTGTGTTAATGTTTCAAATTCTTTAAAATACATCAGTTATTTAGTGTTGTATTTTACTAAATTGAATTATTGGTACCCCCTCTCGGAGTCGAACCGAGAACACTCTTCCTTTTGAGAGAAGCGACTTTGCCAGATTTGTCCAAGGGGGCATGGTGGCTACAGCTGGACTCGAACCAGCAACACAAGAATTTTCAGTCCTCTGCTCTACCATTGGAGCTATGTAGCCATTATTTTGTTTGCGGAATCTTTCTGAGACTATCTAGTTTCACTAGACACTCACGCTGAGTTTCCATTCTGAACACACGCAGATAATCTACGCCGTCAATCTTTTGAATGTCCTTCAGATTTTTACAGAAGAACTTTTCTTTGTTTCTCATGTTTTCAAAATAAACTGTTTTCATTTCATTCTCCTTGATAAAGTGACTCTCTGTAAATTTCGCACAACAAAGTCCATGAATCTATTTGTTCTTTTACTACCCTATTCCATGTAATCATTTATTATCTCCTTGTTGGTATCTCCGATCAGAATCGAACTGATATCTATTCTTTAGGAGAGAATGGTTCTATCCATTGAACTACAGAGATGTGTTTGGTGCCCTTGACTGGTAGGATCGACGAGACTCGAACTCGTAAACTGCTGACTCTCATTCAGCAAGGTATACCAATATTCCCTTCACGATCCCATTTATTGATTCGTTGATGTAGTTCTTCTATAGTAATACCGCACATCATTGATTTTTTAGCATTATCCGAGTGTAAGATAAATTTACAATTTGCAGGATGTGAAATAACTTTTGGGTCTATACCAAAGTTATATCCATACTGGACTGAAACAATATGATCTCTTACTACTCCTGTTTTATTGGAAGTTCGATGGTACATACCAAACTTTTTTAATAACTCAAATCCTTCAATCTTTTCTATAATCCCAGCTAAATTGAATTGACATTGCTCTCTATAGATCACCTTGTTCAATTTTTCTTGATCAGATATTTTTCTTTTTCCTAATTGGTTTTTGGCCGCCGCAGCTATTCTTGGGTCGGTTTCTTTAGTTAGCCCCTTAGCCCAGGACATTCTATCTTTAATTTCTACCGGAAGGTTTTTATATGTTTCGACATAATCTCTTCCGCATTTTTTTAATCCGTTGCTGTTCTTCTTTTTATTTGCTAAACAACTGTTGCTACTTTTACAGCACATTAATCTATTAGATCCGTTGATAAATTTAGCAACGGTGCCGCAACCATAAGAACATAGCTCAGTAGTTTGTATAGGATTGGAAATTCTTTTCATACTATATTTATGCAATACACGCAAACTCTGACAGAGTTTGCGTGTCTACCAATTCCACCACAAGGGCATAAAATTTTGGTAGTCGATAGTGGTGTCGAACCACTGACCTCTTCGATGTCAACGAAGCGTTCTACCGCTGAACTAATCGACTATATGTTGGCGGAAAGCAGAGGAGTCGAACCCCATCCCTGTTAAGAGAACCTGGTTTTCAAGGCCAGTCGCAGGACCAACCCCGCTGCATTACTTTCCAATATTACTGGTCTCCGTGATAGGTCTCGAACCTACGGCCTCAAGTTCCCCGAACTTGCGCTCTTCCAACTGAGCTACACAGAGATAATTCTTACAAGGAAGAAATACTCTTCCATTTATATTTTCTAGCACAATGAATACTATTGTTCAGTGCGCTTGCACATGGAAACTTATGACCTTTTCTGAAAGTCCATTCGTTTATTTTGAATGACTTCAATACCTGATCACCGTTCCACCATCCACGCTCACACTTAATGTAACCTAGTTCTTCTAACTGGTTACGCAACTTAGTGAATTCATCGTGGTCTTTGTTACTGATACTGACACCCTTGTCATATCCCTTAAGGACTTTGATAAGGTCCTCGTGAGTTGGATTATTACGATCTTTGATAAAGTCGTGTTCAGTCCTAACAATAACATCACAAATAAAACTTTCATCAATAGTGAATTGTCTTAACATTACTGATCCTGTTGTTTGGTCGGCGTAGTTGAAATCGCATCAACAAGCCAGGTCATGTCTTTTGTACATTATGCACAGGACCTGCTGAGGCTTCCTCAGTACCCGGGATATACGCCTATGATTGGTGCTCAAACTAAGAATCGAACTTAGATTTCATTCGTACCAAGAATGTGTTCTACCATTGAACTATAAGAGCAAGTTGGGAGCCTAGCTATCTTAGTGTCAGTAAGACTCACTAGATTGTCTCGTACACAAGAGTTTACACTACCTATATAATCATACTATAGTGTCACACACCAGCATAGTGTGCTAGATTACTCGGGACTCATCGTGTCGTCTATCCCTTAACTGGTACCCGGTGATGGTTACGATCCATCTACAGCTGCCTTATCAAGACAGTACCTCACCATTCGGTCTACCGGGTATAAAATTAAAATTGGTGCTCCTTGACAGAATCGAACTGCCGTATCCGCGTTACAAAGGCGGTGTAATACCATTATACGAAAAGAGCTAATTGGTGGAGATGCCGGGATTCGAACCGCGGACAAGAACTTTTACAGAGTTAGAGCTATAATGATTTACAATTATCAAAATGAAATCTAACCATAACATTTGTTGCGCCAGTTTTATGACAATGTGGACATTCTATTTTTGCTCTCTTTAGCCCTGTATTGCATTTACCACTTCCGTTAGCAAAAGATGCTTGACGGAGTTTTTCTTTATGATTTTCTGACCGAGCACTGGAAGCTATCTTTTTGTAATAATCTTTCCCATATCGGTCTTCAATTGTTTTTGCTCTCTGGGCACGATTTACTTGTCCAAATCCACCCAAACCACCTGATTTTATATTCATGCAATTAGGATCATCAATCAATGCTTGATTAACTAACTCTTTTTCTTTTTCTATGAGTAGTTCTCTAGTTTCAAACATCTCTAAAATCATCTTAGTGTGCTTCTCTTTACCGTGTTTTAGTATGGATCGCTTGATATATTTGCCACTACCGTAATAGTTGTCGTCAAGATTATCTGTACTGTGTATTCCCACATAATACATTCCATCGAATCTTGATATTCGATAAATATAATGGTATTTTCTTTTATTAATGCGTTTCATAAATGTATTTATGCTACCATTACATCACATCTCCGAATAAAACAGGATACTATTCTTGACGAATGCTCTACCGAGTGAGCTAATCTGGCATGAAGCCAAATGTTGGAATCGAACCAACTACCTATCGTTTGATAGATTTTGCTGTAAGTATCCTAAAACTGGCACCCCCTGATGGATTCGAACCACCGAATGTCGGAATCAAAATCCGAGGCCTTACCACTTGGCGAAGAGGGTATAAATTGTGGTACCCAGTACAGGTTACGATCCTGTGTCTCACCCTTATCAGGGGTGTGTTATACCATTTAACTAACCGGGCATACTTGGTAGTGATGGTCGGACTCGAACCGACGATAAACTCCGTATGAAGGAGGCACATTAGCCGCTATGCTACATCACTATGATTGGGTTTAGACTACTTAGGGGTGACCTATTATTTTCGAACCCTCACTAAGAAAAGATAAATACTATTATGAAACAACCTTCTTATCCATGTTCTTGCATTATTTGCAAAAAGCCATCCAATTCACTCGGTATTGCTACTCATTTCATGAGGGCTCACGGAACTGATGAACAAAAAGATTTATTTAAAAACTCTACAGTTGCTTGGAAAGCAATTGTTAAAAACACCCATGAATCTTACGAAATCTCTCCTAATTTCTGCAAAGAATGCAATTCTCCGCTTTCTTTTCAAAAGAAATTTAACGCTTTCTGTTCACATAAATGTAGTGCTAATCATAGCAATCGACAACGAAAAGAGACTGGATGGTCTCTTTCTACTGACAGTCGGGAAAAAATAAGCAACAAGCTTTCAATGTTTTCAGGACCATACACAAAAGTGCATTTCAAGCCTTGTAAATTTTGTAATCAAAACTTTTTGACTACTACGAGAGTTCAAGTTTGTAAAAATTGTCAATATTTAAAATGGAAGAACAACAAAAATCAATACTCCTTTAAATTTAATATTTTTGATTATCCCGATCTTTTTGACTTAGATCAACTCAAGTTACTTGGTTGGGTATCTTTTGGTGGAAAAAGGGGAGGAAAGAAAAATTTTCAAGGGCTTTCAAGGGACCATCGTGTCTCAGTGCATGATGCTAAAAAATTCAAATATGATCCTTATTACATTTCTCACCCATTGAACTGTGAATTAATGCCTCATTCAGCTAATAACAAAAAGAAGACTAGATCATCTATCGAGTATCTTGAATTGGTGAGATTAGTTGACGAGTATGATAATAGGGGTAGCTACTGAGAAGTCTCACTCAGACTACAACTTTCACAGAGTTGGGTGCCTATTTTACACTATAGCCACCCCTATTATCACACAACCACTACACTATAGCCACCATAATAAACAGGATGTATTTTTACGAGTTGAATTAAAAGTTCAGTGTATAAAATTTGCTGTTAACATCCTAAAACTGGTACCCTTGCTCGGAGTCGAACCGAGAACACTCTTCCTTTTGAGAGAAGCGACTTTGCCAATTTGTCCACAAGGGCATTAAGCTTTTGTATCAATATTTTGACCCTTATCTTGGTAAGTGTCGAGTGTTCCCCTATATGTATATGTCACACATTCATAATAGGTCTTGTTGGACTTTGGATCTAAAACTTGCGTATATTGTCTGACTACAATGTCGTTACGCACATAGTCTACTATTCGTTGTATAGATTGAATTTCCATCAAGTATTTATTGATACCATATAGGAACACACTCTTGAACAGTCCTTCAACGGTTAGTCGCTATCTCCCTTACTACTCGGGCGGATCTGTGAATGTGTTCGTATATGGTAGCTCCTTACTTCAACCCGCACGAAGCGGCGTCGGTCTGGTGGAGTTAACCACGGAGTTAAACTACCATATGGAAACACACTACTGAAATTGAGTATGAAGGAATCGAACCTTCTTCCACGTTCCACGTACTCGATGCCCGTTTCAGTCAGGCTAATGTGTTTGCATATGGTAGGGGCACAGAGACCCTTACTTCTTATTTCTTCCTCGCCATGTATCAGTTGTACTATGACAATTTGGACACATTGCTTCTAAGTTTTCTCTTATGTCATTTTTATTATTTCCATCTTTGTGGTCAATCTCAAACGATATAGGAGACCCCAACCACTCAGATAAACCACACTTGATGCACTTATAATCTTGTTCTTTTATTATGCGGGCCCTTTTAGAGTCCCATCCGCACTCCTCAAAAGTTCTTTCAGCGAATCGCTTTAAGTGAGATTCAGAAAGATTCTTTTTCCATGTTTCTACATCAACTCGCCTGGCAGGCTTTCCTTTTAAAGCTAGACGTTTTTTGGACTTACTCTCTTCCGAGAAGTTTCTGCTGTTAGCACATGTTCTGGAACAAAAAGTACCAGGCTTATTGTGTTCTGTATTACATTTAGGACATTGTTTCATATCGAACTCTCTTTAACTATAAAAGTATTTATCATAGTTCGATAATTTTCTACCATTTAGTGAAATACACTGGTTGGGATACAGATCCAACTACTGATGCTTGACCCTATTGCTAGGCGCTTGCTCGTCAATATACTTCACTAAATGGTGGGGCTACTGGGACTCGAACCCAGAATTGGCAGATTAAAAGTCTGCTGTGATAACCATTTCACTATAACCCCCATATGGTCCCTCCGCTCAGAATTGAACTGAGTCTTCTCGGATTAAGAGTCCGGTATGCTACCGTAACATCT